GAAAAATAAACAAAAAGGATTGAGATATTATGTTTCAAAAATCTACATCAGCAACAGCTGCGATGCAAGTTTTAGCAGAAACTCGCACGCAAAAAGAACTAGCGATAGATAGTTATGTAACGCCAGCCTTAATAAGCAATCAGTTAAAAGGAAAGCGAACAGTTTCACTTGAACAAGCAGAACAGTTAATTGATAGCTACAACGAGCCACAGAGCACTTACTTATTCGCACATGAATTTAGCAATGGAATGATTCCGCCTCTACTGAACGGGCTGGACAACCATCACGCATCTTTAACTTGTCGCTTTGAACTAGAAGTAACAGAGGCAGTAAACGCGTTAAAAAGCGGATTAGAAACGATGACATTCAATTTAAGAAAAGGTGACATGCTACAACGAGAAGCGGCAAAGCAAGCAATTTCAGAAATAACGGATGTAATCGCAACAGCCTTAACACTTAACACAAGTATAGCGAAGGCATTCAACATTAATTTACAACAAATTTTAGAAAGTCGAGATAAATTCTATCAAAAAAATGGTTTGGTGAAGGAGTGAGAAACAATGGAAACAATGGAAAAGGATATTTTAACAGCTGAGGAAGCGGCGGAAATGTTAGGTATGAAAAAGAGGACTATTCAATCTTGGGCTAGAAATGCGGGATTACCCGGCAAAAAAATAAACGGCAAGACATGGATTTTTAGCAAAAGAGAACTTGAAGCATGGGTAGCTCAAGGCGGAGAAAAATAAAGGAGGGCTACAACAATGACAGAAAGAGTTTTCAGAAAGACAACAAATTTCGGTGATAGCGAAATTCATACAAATAGCAGAACAAAAATGATTGCTAATCCGGCATTTCAGCAGAAAATACCGCTTAACGAAACAGGTTGCGACAACATGGCGGACTATATCGAAGAGTTGAAGTTAAAAGGCTACGAGGAGGTCACAAGATAATGGATGTATTTATGGTAATGATTTTCGTGTCGTTTATGTCTGTGATTGCAGGTTTTTGGCTGAGAGGAAGTGATAAACGTGGTTGAGAATCCGATGGTTGTTGATGATCTTTGGGACGATGGTTTTAGACATTAAAAAAGCACGCATAGCAGTGCGCGCTTTAAGGATTTGAGATATTACCTTAACAAAATTATACCTCAGGTCCATTAAAAAATCAATGGAGGTAACATATATGTGGTTTTTAACAACCTATTCAAATATCAAAGTAAAAGTGTTTGATTTTAGCGAAAGTGAAGCGGCAACCGAATTATTTAATTATCTTCGCTTCTATCAAAGTAATAAAGAAGGAAGTAAAGAATTCGACGATTTAATTAAGATATACCAGTTGTTAGTTGGAGAAGAAGGAGTGGTTAACGTATGAATGAATTAGGAATGGAATTATCTAAACAGCAGGGGAACGGAGTTATGGCTCATGCGACGGCGAGTCGTGAAATGGAGGAAGTAAAAGGGCAAATTTTTATGGCGCAAAATTTCCCCCGAAATCAATATCAAGCAGAAATCCGAATTTTAGAAGCATGTAAACGACTTAGATTAGCGGAAACTGCAATCTATCAATATCCGCGAGGTGGTCAAAAAGTAATTGGTCCATCAATTCGCTTAGCAGAAGTGTTAGCGCAGAATTGGGGAAATATTAGCTTTGGTGTTAAGGAATTAGAAAGAAACGACCACGAGTCTACAGCAATGGCTTACGCATGGGATGCTGAAACAAATACTAGAACAGAAAAAATATTCACCGTGCCACACAAACGAACAACTAAAAAAGGAACGCAGATGGTTACTGACGAACGAGATATATATGAGCTTGTAGCTAATATGGGGTCGCGCCGATTGAGAGCTTGCTTATTGAGCGTTATTCCCGGAGATATAGTAGAAGCCGCAATGCAACAATGCAATGAAACATTAAGAAATGGCGGCGGAGAAAAACCACTTAAAGATCGCGTTGGGGCTATGTTGACTTATTTAAAAGAACAGTTCGGTGTTACTCAAAGTCAAGTCGAGAAACGTTTTGGGTATAAAACTGACTCATTTACTGAATATGACTTAGTACAGACTAAAAACATAATTAATTCGATAAAGGACGGTATGTCAAAAATAGAAGATTGGTTCGATAAGGATTTACCAACAAAAACGGACTCTTCGAAATCTGAACTTGCAAAAGAATTGGAACCAGAAAAAGAAGAGGTGAAAACAGATGACAAAGAACAAGCCGTTGAAACTAACCAAGGAAAACTATTATAGTCAAGCAGCTAATTTAGATTACATGTCCGTTTCGCAATTCAAATCTTTTATGGATTGCGAAGCACGGACAATGGCAGAACTTCATAAAGAATGGTCTCGCAACGAATCTACAGCGCTATTAGTTGGTTCCTATACGCATACGGCATTTGAGTCAGAACAAGCTTTTAACGACTTTGTTTCTGAGAATGAAAAGAAGATTTATAAAGCAAGAGGAACAGGGAAACGGGCAGAGTTTGAACAAGCTGATTTAATGATTGAAACAATTAAAAAAGACCCGCTTTCAATGATTGTAATGGATGGAGAAAAAGAAGCTATTGTTACTGCAAATTTATTCGGAACAACTTGGAAAGCAAAATTAGATGTACTTAACCATGATAAAAAACGTATAGGCGATTTAAAGACCACACAGGAGCTACAGAAACGCTTTTGGTCGGTCAAATACAACGGTTGGGTATCTTTTATCCAAGCATATGATTATGTGCTTCAAATGGCAGTTTATAAAGCTATGGTGGAATGTCAATTTGAAGGAGATTATAAACCTTATATTGTAGCAGTCACAAAACAAAATCCGCCAGATAAAGCGGTAATACAATTCCATCAAAACTGGTTAGATAGTGAATATAGTTTTTTGGAAGAAAAAATGCCACGAGTTATCGCAGTTAAGAATAAAGAACTTGATGCAATAAGATGTGAAGAATGTGAGTATTGCCGAGCAACTAAACAATTAAAAGATGCTATCAATTTAGAAGACTTATTGAAGTAGATAGGCAGGGGAATTGCGATGGATGGTTATATAGCTTTACACAGAAAAATTATTGATAGCTGGATATGGCAAGATCCTGAGTTTTATCGGCTTTGGTCATACTGTCTTATCAAAGCGTCATTTAAAGAAAGAGAAATATTTTTAGGTCAACAGATAGTCAAATTAAATCCGGGTCAATTTGTAATCGGAAGAGAAAAATTAGAAGAGGCAATGAACATAGGGCTGAAAAATAAACGAACAGCGGTTACGTGGTGGCGACGACTTCAAAAGTTAGAAAAATCCCAAATGTTGAACATCAAATCGTACAACAAATTTTCAGTTGTAACCATTGAAAACTGGGGGTTTTATCAAGGTAGTGACATAGAAAACGAACAGCAAAATGAACAACAGACGAACAACAAATGTACAACAGATGTACAACAAACGATCACAAACAATAAAGATAATAAAGAGAAGAATGATAATAAAGATAATAATAAACGTCAAAACAAGTTTGACGAGGTTCATTTATCTTTAGCTAATTTATTATTTGAATTAATTAAAAAAAATAATCCCGAAGAAAGGGAACATGACCTGGAAAAATGGGCTCATGACATCAGAATCATGATTGAACAAGATAAGCGAGATGCTGAAAAAGTTAAGAATGCAATTATCTGGTCACAGAAAAATGATTTCTGGTGCGGTGTTATTAAATCGCCGAAATCTTTAAGGAAAAATTATGATCAGATGGCGACGCAACGTAATAAGCCAGTTGCAAACAAGCCCACTTTCAACAAATACAACAAACAAACGAAACCAGAAATATTGCCGGATTGGTTCGACAAAGAGCAGAAACAAACAAAACAAGAAACTTCAACAACAGAATCAAGCGAAAACTTAGAAAAGAAAGTCGCTGAAATTAAAGCACAGTTAGCGGCTAGGAATGAGGCGAAGGCATGAAAACAATCGCAAATGAGTACGAAACTTTAGAAGCTATTAAAAAAGCTATGGCTATGTACGAATTAAAAAAAGCGGATAAAGACCACGTTGCAACTCCGCGTTATGTTGTTGAAGACATATACAGCTTGATAGATATTGAGTCGTTCAAAAGTCTGTGGTTCCCGTTCAATCATTATGACAGCTTGTTCAAACTTAGAGCAGAAGAATTAAATCTTAAATATAAAGCGACACATATTTTTGATGATGTGGGAAATGATTTCTTTACAACGGAACCACCAATTGATTGTGACTTAATGATTAGTAACCCGCCGTTTTCGAATCAAAATGAAATTATTGAGCGTAGTTTTCGACTAATAAAAGAGAATAAAATCAAGTCATTTGCGTTATTGCTACCGCTCTCAACTCTCGAAACTGAGAAACGAGCAAATATATTCGAACAATATAGCAACAAGTTAGCAATATTGATATTCAAGAAACGTATCAAATTTTTAGGACATACAACATCATTCAATAGAGGCTGTTGCTGGATATGCTATAACATTTCAGCGTTGGAA